CAGGCGAAATATTGAGGTAAAACAGTTCGGCTTTATTTCGTGAAGCCCTGATCTCTGTGCCAGTTCTTACGCCTGAAATGACAGCGTCAGTTGTGTGTTGGAAAGAAGTGTAACTACCTGGGCTTCCTATAAACCCGCCTAAACCTGGCGTGTTATCAAAGACTAATCCGTTCGTCATTTTGTAACTAATACTGGAATCCGTATGAGCATACTGGAATCCAATTGTAGACTTTAAAGCAACCTGCTGAAAACAGATCCCCCTGTCAAAGCCAGAGGTAGGCCCGAATACAAGCTGGTAATCTTGGCTGTTATCCCCTGTGCCACCAAGGTTGCCTCGGAGCCGAAAATGTCCACCCTGAGCATTACCCGAGATAACTCCACCGCCAAGGCTGAGAAAGGTTTGGGATGTTGCGTTACTTGCTACTATGTAGGCAAAGCCTGGTGCCGATACTACTGTAGAAAACCCTTGGGTGTTTGACGACACTAAAGAAAAGTTGATACCGTCCGTTTCAACGCTGGTAGCAGATTGCAATGTTCCGTTCGCGTTGTAAAGGTAGCTTCCGATTGCATAATTGTCAGGGTCGTAGTAAGTCCCAGTACCTGTTTCCTTCTGACCTCGCAAGCCAATATAATATCTCTTCAGCCCGTCAGTAACATACTCGCCTCTGATATAGTAATCCGTGTATCCGGTGTAAGGGACGCCTGTGTCAGTCAAGCCATATGTCGTGTTCGCAAGTTTTGGCTGGAACGTATTGGCTACCGACAGCACCCCGTTGCCAGTGATCGTCAGATTATTCCCAACGATGATGCCACCCAGCGTGGCGTTTGTAGCGGGAACCAGCGTCACGCCTGTGATTGTTACAGGAGAAGGGTTTACAGCTATTTTGTCGCCGCCGGCTTGCTTGATTACGATGATGTCAGACACGACTGTAGACCTCCACGTCTCCTGCCACGATGGTTCGTTCGTACTGGTACGTGTCAATCATGACCAGATACCAACTGCCAATCCCAACAGTCAGATTGGACGTTTGGGTATCTGTCCACTTGACTGCAATCGAGCCATTTGATGCACTTAGAATCTGAATGGCGGCTGTTTCATTGCTTGAGATGCCTTGAATCACAGATTCAAACGAGTACCCCGTAATATTGGCAGGCACAAATGTGGTTGTGCCGTTTGAAACTACGTTCGTGCCAATCTGATATGGCATGGTGACATCATCCCCAGCAATGATTTTTACCCTGATTTTGGCTGGAAGCTGTTCGTAATTGCTCATCAGGAAACTGCTCCAATCCAGGCCCCGTTGATGGTCACGCCTTTATTGTTTGTGACCAGCACCGTAAGCGACTTGACGCCGGTCGATCCAAACGAGACAGTCACAGAATCCGTGGAGCCGCCAGAAACGATGGTCACACCAGTTCCGGCAGTCCATGCAAATGACAGATTTGGAGCGTGGCACTCTGCACTGAACGTGTACTGGCTTGTTGTCAGGTAAGGGCCGTCTGGGGCGTTGACGATGCAGTTGGGCAGAATCAGCCCGTTCATGATCATGGATGCGGCAGGGTTGCCTCGTCTCATTCTCATCGTTTTAGCTCCAGCATGCCCTGAACTGTCGCCGGACGCTTTGACCTGACCTCTTCGTAGGCCAGACGCTCTGCTTCGGGGCGAGGGATGTTACCCAGATACTCGATGATCGCGGAACGCTCTTCAAAGTGGTCGCGTTCACTCGGATTCAGCTTGAGCATCGCCTTCCCCTTCCTGAGGCTGTTCAGGTGGCATAGGTGGTGCAAGTGGAGCCTGTGCAGCGGCCAGCATGGCATTTTCCTGCTGAATCAGCTGCATGGTCTGCTGAACTTTGGCAAACGCTTCATCGATAGGAATATTCAGGTCGTCGGCGATCATCTCGGCGCGACTCTTGAGATTGAAGTTGAGCTGGAACGAATCGTGAGCGTCACGTTCTGGGCCAGGACGATTCTTGGTCATGACTGGCCAGATCATCCGGAAGGACGTGTCAAAGTCAGCCAGAGCAGCCTGAATCTCAGCCATCTGGCTCTCAACGTAGAACGCTCCCGCTTCATCCTGAGGCTGGGCGTTCATGAGCTGGGCGAGGCAGACCGTGAGGCATTTCTTGGCAATGCGACGCTCAAAATACTCAAACTGACGCTGGCGAGCTTCGGCCCGTTCGATCAGCGGCAATTGCTCGGACATGATCGCCACGCCAGAGGTTCCGCCCTGCTGTTCCATGCGGATGGTCGAGGCAGGCACGCCCAGCATTTCGACGATGTGGTCGATGTAGGCCGTCAGGTCGTTCCAGTCGTAGGTGGTAAACGACAGGTCGGGGGCAAGGAAGTCAGCGATCGCGTCCTTGCCGTTCATCATCATGTTGTCGGTGGTTTCCAGGCGGGTGTACTGGCCTGGCTTCTGGTCTCTGGGTAGATTCCAGTCCGCTTTGACGTTCTTGAGGATGCCTTTGGGTCGCCAGTGGGTGATCTGGTCGGCAATGTCCGACAACCGGCGATTGACGTGCAGATTCAGGTGAGCCAGTTGCTGACCAACCCCTGAAACCCAGAACGAGTTGCGGGGCAACTCGAAGTGGACAAACTCAAACGGGACAGTTCCAAGATAGTTGGGCTGGGGATAGCCGAACTCTTCCTTCATGCCCTGAGTCATGTTGGTCGAGACGTTTTGAGTGCTTTGCACCATGGGAGTCGGCGAGGAATATTTGCTGACTTCCTCAGCCGTAAAAACCCGAGCAACCCGCTTTGGGCCGAAGTTGGAGAGCGTGGCGACGCACCATGGTTCCAGAGATTCGTCAGACGTAAAGATCGGCACAAACTCGGACGAGTCCCAGAGCCGCATCTTGACGGGAACCCGATAGGCATCGACTCCATCGTTTGGCAGAAACTCGATCGCAGCAACATCGTTGATGTAGGTGGTACGATCGGCCATCTGCATGATGGAGTCAAAGTTGTTGGCCTTGTAGACCGAGTTGAGCATCTCGGTGGCAACAGGATAGCCGTAGATCTCTCGGGTCGGCCCTTTGCGGTAAAGGTGGGTCGAGAGAACGTCGGCTGTCCGCCGCATGATCATGCTGAACCGAAGAGCAGACTCTCTGGCCCTATCGCTGCCCAGCCACTCCGCGATATAAGGGGCGAAGTTGCCGTCATAGCAGTCGCGGCAGATTCCGGCGATCGACAGGCGAGACTGGTCGTTCTGGAACCCTGACTCAATAGCTTCTTTCAGCTCATCAGGCGTGTCGGCAACCAGGACACGAGCCACCGCACCGATATTTCGGCTTGGGTTGACAATCGGGGCGAATAGGTTGCCTAGAGTCAGCATGGACTGGAGTCCTAAGTGGTTTGGTCAATACCAGTATTGCAGTTACTGGCATGACCGTCAACAAGTTTTCCATACATAACCCCTTTCTCTTCCATGTACTGATAGTCGTCCATGGTTGGGCCAGGGCAGGGGCATTCTTCGGTATAGTCGTAGCCGCACGGACACAGGTTGTACTTCTTGCAATCCGCCCAGAAGACGACAGGTATCCAGCCATCAGGGCGGACAGGTTTCTGGCAGTTGACAGGCATTGCAAGTCCTTAATCTACATAGGCAAAGGATTGGGCCAGGCAGTCGGCCAGGTCGGGGGAATGGCCCAGCATGTTGACGACCTCGTCCTTGTCGGTAATACCAAGGGCATCGGTAGGGCCGAGGACGTAGCGGATGGCCATGAGTTCGCGTTTGAGCGATGGCATGAGCTGCTGGGGGATGGAAAATGGCCGGAACCAAGTGCCATTTGGGTCAAACCGGCTCCGGCACATCCAGTAGGCGTAGGAACGCATGTTGCGGAACTGTTTGTTGGCAGGGCGACCGCCCATGAAGGGAGTTGGGTTGTGGATACCGATCGAACGGAGCCGGAATGCAAAGTCAGCCCCGATACCAGCGGAGTCGAACGTGATCCGGTGGTCGGAAACGTCCCACTGACGCTTGAACTCGAAGGCTTTCCAGGCAGTTTGCTCGAGAGAGGCTGTATTGGATTCCCAGTAGGTGATGATCCCGTTATCGTCGCGGACGATGACCACAGAGCGGTCTCCTCCTCCGCCCGTGCCAAGGTCGATGGCGATCCGTTTAGGCCCACCCTGGACGTGTGGAGTGCGTTCGCAGGGAAACATCCAGTCGAGCGGGATCAAGGAGGCGGAATCTGCTTCGGGGAACTCGGCCTTGATGTGGGGTTTCCACCAGAGCGAGCCTTCGCCCCATTCCCGCTTCATCTTTTCGAGCCAGCCCTTGGATGCCATACCTCGGGCGGAGTGTTCGACGGAGATGTCGGGGGAGTCGGTGGACGGGATCTTGATCAAGCTGACCTTCTTGTCGGGCATGGACATCTGCCGCATGCACCGCTCGTAGAAAACGCCGTCCGGACGGAGCGGGTTTCCGATCAGGAGAGTTCTGTGAGGTGCGAGGGAGTCGAGAGCCTCGTAGATCTCGCGATCGACACCGGACGCCTCATCGACGATGAATGCCAGATTGCCAGCGTGGTGACCAGAGAGGCGTTCTTTCTTCTTGGTGGAGTAAGCCAGCACCCACCAGTCCTCGGCGATCTCGATCTTCATTGGCTGTTTGTAAACTCTTGCTTTCGGGAAGAGTTTGTAAGGACATTCATGAAAGGCCTTGAGTATGTACGACCAACAGACTTCCTTGAGCTGGGTTTCGGAGGGAGCCGTGACGATGACCTTGCTGTTCTTGTGGTACATCAAGTACCAGAGAACGAGAGCGGCCACGGAAAAGGACTTGCCAACGGAGTTTCCTGCCATACAGAGGGTTGTCTCTGAGGTACGAAAGCTCTCGGCAAGGTCTGCCTGTTTGCTCCAGAAAGGAGGTCTACCGAGGACGACCTTGTTGAACCGAGAGATGGAGTTGCGGCAGGGGTCATATTCGTTGAGCAGCCAAGGCGGGGTCGGCTTGGAGATCATGAAGTCGGCGGAGACTTTCAAGAGATGTCCTCTTGGGATAAACGCTCGTCCATCCATTCGATGCAAGCGGCCTTAGACTCTTTGATGCAGTCGAAGTAACCGTGTGCTATGGGGAGATCGGCGTGACATTCTGGGTTGATACGCAGGACAAATATTGAGTACTTTTTTTCGCCGCTACAAAGATACACAGATGCCCGCCAATCGCCTTTGGTAAGTCTCCAGGATTTGCCATCAATCGTACACCAGTTCTGGGCAATCATTCTTCTGGCTCCTGAGGTGAGATATCGATGTATTCGATGGATGGCATGGGTGTATCCGAGACGATCGGCCCTTGATCCGGCCCATCTGCCAGTGAGTAGGCGATGTTCTTTTCCAGTGAGGAGAGGAGGTCGAACTTCTCTCGCTGGAGTTCTGCATAATCGACAGCGATGGCGTTCTTGATGTTGGAGTTGGACATCTCCAGCTGCACCCGTGTCGCGGTCATAACGTCCTTAGGCGAGAAAATGTTGTCGGCATTTTCTACGATGCGAGCTATAGTCTGTGCAGACTTGATCTTCTGTTCATGAGTGACAGGCCAATCTTCCCTGATAGCCTTGCGGAGCATGGAGAGTATCTCCCTGGCCGGAATGCCGTCGACGTTCCCTTGACCCATGTCTTCCCCTTTCCCTCTAAGGACTTGAGATTCTTTTGAAAGTACCCTATTGCAGAACAGGAAGTTCACGTTTACCATAGGTATGGGTTGGCCGGATGCATGGGGTACACCCAGTGGCCACCAGTATTGACCCGCACACTTAGTGTAAAAGTTTCCCAGGTAATTTACAAGCCAAAGCCAAAGCCTTGTTGTTGTTCTTGATGCTGGACAAACTCAGGAAAACGACAACAAGCGGTTTCCTGAAAACGGTCAATAAAAAAAATCGCCACCACCCGCTACAGGTCAGTGAGCCGATATTGAAAAATGTGGAATATCCAGAAGGGGGTGTGGCAGGGGGCTACCGCCTCCCACTTGATGATGGTCAAGCGGGAAGGCGGTCGGCGTCCAGTGTGGTCGACGTCCGGTGGAATATAACCGTCCAGTTATATAAGCCTGGACGGTGAAGGAGCGGGAAAAAGGGAAAGTGGGGCAACGTGTCACAGGCCTAGTGTCACAATATTTCGTAAAGCCTTGCCGTATGTACCGTATGGTACATAGCCGTTGACTCAAAATCATGCCAGATAGCAAGAGTGCACAATCCTAGTAACTCTACCGCCGTATCATAACCATTGTTAATACAGCTATCTACCGTGATACCACTCAGGCCTTCTGTATCAAGAGGCATCGTCATCAATCGTCGATAGTCAGCAATAATCTTATCGTCGATTGTGATCGTCTCATACTTGGTTTTGATTGTAGTCATCAGCTGGTTCCCTTCACTTTGAATTGTTTCTTGTCAACCCCCTTGGGTACTATACATACCGATTGGATACGTTCGATTGTTGCCAGCTGACTGGCAACATATTCGATGATTGCGTCTAGTTGTTCGATTGTCAGTGTGATCATGTGTGGTGTCCTATAGGCCAAAAAAAGACTTTTTAGAAAGAGTCTAGTACACGTTTTAGACTCTTATAAGGTTGACAAGTGGGCGGACTATGAATGAATGATTTATTCAAGGCTTGTTCGATTGTGTAGCCTTGGATGATGTTTTCATCCATATCCTGTAAGGCTTTACAGTAATGAGCCATGGCGTATTTATTCCACCATTGTGACCTTTTTTCCGCCATTTTGTCATAACGGATTAATGCCGATAGCATTTTATCACGTATCAATTCCCATTGTTCGTTCATCGTCGATTCCTTTTCATGTGGTTGTTTGTGCCGATCGAAGTAATCGGCACAATGGATATACCGAACGTGTTCACTTAGGCCTTTTTACGGGAATATGACCCAAGGCCTTTTAAGGCCGTCAAGGCCGCGGCCGCGTCGCTTCCCTTGGGTTGCGTGCCATGTATTAAAAGGGAAAAGGACTGATTACGTTTACTTGGATCGGCCGCGTGGGAATCGTCATGATCTATCTCTAGGCCTAGTGTTTTGGCCTCTAGTTCTGAAAAGACAATCACGGCTTGCCTAAGATTGAATTCATCAATCAATCGATCGAACTTGCCACCTTTGGAGGCCGTTAACACTAGATTTTCCAATTGGTTAATCTCATCTAATAGATTAATCCAATATGGTAGACTCTTAGTATACGCGTAAAAAAGCTTTCTAGTATTTCTTTTAGCTACAATCAACCAAGCTTTTAAATATCGCTGGTTGAAGAAGTCACCCGCAACATGAATACGAACAATTCCGGCATCATCCGGTAGTTGTGATTCGATCACATCCGCTATTTCATCGGCCGTTTCAAGGCCTTTTAAGGCCTCAAAATTGCCTAGCCTAAGGTTATATACGTTCGTATATTGAACCTCCTGTGAGGCCGAAAAGCACCTAGTTTTAGTGTTTTTTCCGTCCCGAATTGTTCGTTTACCATTGTCGTTTTTAACGGCCTTGGAAAGACACTCGTTAGCGAATGGGCACGAATAACCTGAAATCAGGTCAAAACTGTAAATAGACTTGTCGCCGTCAAGGTACGGCTGTAGATTGTCAACTTGTGACAATCTCTCAATTTTAGCATTTGCTTGTGAGAAGCGGACGTTTTGTGTTGTGATCATAGTATCAATCCGTTCGTGTTGTTGTTGTGTCCGTTAGTGGACAACATCCATACCGATGCCCTATGAGTCGTGGCCCATACCCTCAGGTATGAAAACACGCACCCAGGACGCACCCGCCAAGGTGCGCCCAGGTACGCTCGCTCGTACCCTCGTACGCCAAAGCGAAAAAGAAGGAAGAAGGAAAAAAGAAGGCTAAAAGAAAGCTAAAAAAGGTGCTTCAAGGAAGCGGAACAGGCCGACCCCATCTCTTAGCCCTGTCAACCGACTTTTTGTATTCGATTCGCTGGTAGATATAGGCATCGAAGTAGATCTTGATTAGGCCGGGCCTCGTAGAGTTGAACATCTGCTGTTTATGCTCCTCCATGCGGCCCCTGTGACGTGCAGCCCAATAGAGGCTGTCATAACAGTAAACCCGCCTGTTGGGCGTCTTATAGGCCTTTGCGGCCTCTTTACGCTGGGCCTTGACCCATGACCGCTCTGACACTCTCGACCGTGTTTTCTCGACCGTAGACATGATTCCTGCTCCGTTGCTGTTGTTGTTGATGATCCGACAATAGTTATTCCGCTGAATCCGCTGGATTTTGGCCCATACGCTGTAGCAATTTCTCATATAAAGTCTGTAATTCAGCCTTCTGCTCAGGCCGATATGCATGGGCAATCGGCTCGCCATTGGCGTAAAGGACGTGATGCCCCTTGAACGATACGATCTCAATACGCATTGCTATTCCTTTCGAGTTGTTGGTGAAACTGGCACTGCTCATACCGGATCAACCACAAGACATGATTTCCCATTCGTTTTGCTTGTTTGACAAGATTGCTCTGTACGTGCCAGGCGTAATATCTACCTCGATGGGCCTGATCTGGTACATGTTGATCAGATCTCTAACCTCATTTGACGAGCCATAAAAATCACGGTAAACCTTTGGCTTTGCCTTAGGAAAAAACGTCAGAATGCCCTCGTCATTAATGCGATGATTCGCAAATATGACCCACAATGCACGGCTGTTGCCGTTAACGTCACGCTTGGTTTTGTATTTCATAATCATGGCATCTATCTCCGTTCGTTACTGTTGTTGTATTGACCACTGACACTGTCTATACCGATCAGGCTGATTAGACGCACTCAGAGACCTTGACCTTGGTGCAACCAATAGACCTGTGCTTTTTTGCAATGGCTTTAGCCTTACGTAAGGCGTCAGCCGAATCCTCAGGCGGAAAATACGTTTTAAAAGAGCCTTTTTTGCGGCTGTTAGGGTGGACAAAAGTGATCAAATATCCGATTTCGCCTAGCATTGTATTTCCTTTCGAATTGTGGGGTTGTGACTGACACTGCTCATACCGATTAAGGCCAAAGCCCTGTCACTTCGTAAGAATTGTCGCAGTCTGGCGTAGGCAAATTCGGATGATGTCCAGTAATGTGGCTGTATATATCCAAACAGCCCTGAAAGCAGTTCGAATTAAAAACCGCAATTGCTCGACCATCAGAAAGGCGACCGTAAAGAGTCCAAAAAGACTCGACAAAAGAATCATCGTCTTCTGGTTCACCTTCAAAGATTCGCTCGATGTAAGTGTCATCTGGGCTACCCGTTTTGCCCTGATACTTGCCGACTAATCCAATCTCGTATGATCTGAACTTCATCTCAATCCCCTTGTGTTAAGCCCAGCCCCGATTGACTGGGCATCGTCCATACCGACCTCATGCGTTCGGGTCGCCCTCATACTCCCAGCCCACTGCCTTGATCAGGTTGACCAAGTCCTCGATCTGCACGCTCTCACTCACAAGCTCGCCATACGAAAGCGAAAAAGAAGGGGAGAACTCTCTGGCCTCGGACGCGACCATAAGCCACGTCAAGTCCTTCAGCCTGTCCTCCAAGACGCAGAGCAGATCGCCTCGCTCGTAGAGGCCCATGCGGATGATCTCTGACGATGTTGGCCAGATTTGGCCCATTCTTAATTGCATTGTATTGACCAATCACTTTGATAGGCTAGTCTATACCACTCGGTTTAAATTTGGCTGGGAACGCCCCAGCCATAGCACTTACCGAACGGATGATTTGGTGAAATTGCGAATCTTTTTGAGGGATATCGCCTTAGGTTTACGTGGCCTACGAGTCTTTCGCTCGTAAGTAAAAGAGATCCCAAAAACTGTTATCGAAAAAGACCACATTGAAATGCCTTCCTTGGCAAAGGGTAAATTGAGAACTGACAACTCACTTACCGATCAGATCAAGTAAAGTGGATTGGGGGCGAACTCTGGCCCATCTCCCCATCCTGTAAGTTTTTTTACCTGCTCAAGTTCATCCTCGTGAATCATGACTCCCTTGGTCGTCAAAGTGTCGCCAAATCGTTCGGCAATCTCAGGGTGATCTTCTCGCAACTCAGTCCAGAACTCATCTGCGGAATACTCAAAGTCAACCGCCACTTGAAACCAAGTCTCACCGTCATGGTCAATGTAGATCAATTTCCAATCTTGAGTGGTATCATCCAGCTTCAGGAAAATACCTTCCCATTCTCCCCAACTGCTATCACTGCCACATTCAAAGGCTCCACGCCCGTTAGGCCAGCGGCACATCGTACCAGTCCAAGATTGACCAAATTCATTTTCGCCTCTGACGTCCCAGATCTCGCAACCAATTTCCAATTCGGCGAGTTGGTCGGGAGCGAAACTCATGTTTTTGGCTGTCTCGAGATCTTCTTGCGTCTCAATCTTCATCTGTCTAATTCCTTTCGTTTGGGTTACTGAACAATACACTTACCGATCAGCCTTAAATGCAGCTTGCCTCTTTTCGCAAATCTCATGCTCGAAGATCCGAATGCCATTCTCAGACCTTGTGGCCAACAGGTTAGTCGTGTCGTGCAACTCTTCCTGAAGCGCGTCGTAATCGACAAACTCATCTTGCGAATACCAAGGCTGCAAAGGATTTTGAGAGTCAAAGAAATTTTTCATCGTAGAGGCGTCAGCCTCAATGAAATCAATGACTTGGTCGTTCTGGTCTCGCACGATGACAACATCTTCGCCATCGTACAGCCACCATTCTAAAACAGCTACTTCTACGCTCATGTCAACCTCTTCTCGATTAAAGAACCCTTGAACAACTCACTTACCGAAGCAGCTCAATCGACCTCTTTGTATTCCTTGATCCATTTGTGGATCTCTTTTTCCTTCAACTCAGCATGCGAAGGGATAAACTTGTCCCACCACATAAGCTCGACTGGCTCTTTGTAATACAACTTGTCATCAACCCAGCAACGCCACATGTTGACAGACTTTAGCTGTATAAAAGGAACTTTTTCGGTCGGCTTATCGACCTCGATCCTAACGCCGTAAGCGTGATATCTTTTATCCTTTGGGCCGAATTCACCCAGGTTAACAACTGACGCTTTGAATCCGATACGGCCAGCGAACTTAGCGCACCTTTTAGCGTCTTCAAGAGTTAGCGAGCTAAGGGTTGGATCGGACGGTGGAAGTTTCATAATTTAGGTCTCCGGCGGCCATCTGCGGGGTGGGATTGGTTTGTCTTTCAAGCGTACCCAATCTTCGATAATGTGATCCAGTATCTCGGATTGCGACACGCCAGCCTCTGCAGCCCGATTGTGCAGCCAGTGTCGCCACTGACTGCTCGCTCGGATGGTGAAGATATGCGACTTGGCATAACCTTCTGTTTTGTAGACTTCTTTATCCATCTTTCAGTCTCCTGTCCTGTATAGACAGCATAGACAGAAGAAAGGAAGAAAATCAATAAGGAACGTCGTCATTTTCGTCAAAAGGAGGATCGATTTTTCCAGAAGAGGCAGTGACAAGGATGATGTCTCTGGCCCAAAGAGAAAGATACAAGTACCCTTTGTCGTTGATCTTACCTCCAACCGACCCGCTCACGGCAACGATCGATCCAGGCGTGGCAGTCGATGTCCAGTCACCCACCTTGCTGACAACCTCGACAATTTCTGTCCGGTTCAGGCTGTTTGTCAGCTTGAGCCTCAGCTTGGCGTATCCACCGTTGGGCAGTGTTGTTGCCGATTCAGCCACTTCGCCGACGATCGAATAGTTATTGATCACGCTGTCACCTCCGTTAGGGAAAGAATCAGATCGTCCTTCAGCAAAAACCGTCGCGAAACCGTTTCGCTGAGGTAATCCTTGGCAATGTCAGGCCGATCCGCTTGGAATTTCTTGGTATCGAAACGCTTGGAAATCGTCTCTTTGTAGGTCACGACCGTTTTGCCCTGATACAGGCCAACTTCAGCCGTTCCGATCGCTTCCTTGACCTCACGCTCAAGAGCAGACAGCTCGTCGGTCGCTGGGGCTGTTTCTCGCTTGATCTGGGCGATTCTACGCATCTTGTCGATGATTTCCTCGCTCAGGTCAACGGAAGTGCCAGAAGCAGCCCTTATGGCCGCTTTAAGGGCGTCATTCCGCTTACCTGTTATCGCTGGCTCTTCGGCAAGTGAAACATGGTTGTCAAACCATGCTTTGACGTGGGCCACAGAGTCGATAAACCAGTCCGAAAACAGGTCGATTTGCAGCTCGTACACTTTGACTTGTGAAGAGCCATGCAGGACAGCGATGTAGGCACGGTCGATGCCGTGAACCCAGCACTGCCAGTGGACTTGCAAGAGGTAATGCTCAGGAACAGTGTCCCAGCTTTTCTCATGCGTACACTTGATTTCAAGGATGACGTTGTCGTCGTCCTGCCGGATGACGTAGTCTGGGGTCGCCGAGGCCCACCCATTTGGGTGGACGGCAAAGTCCTCTTCGGAGAGGATCGATCCACCAATCTGGTGGAGAGCCTCCATGGCCACTCCGGACTGCAAGTAATGACCCAGACGCATCGCCTGAGTTTCTTCGGTTGCATCCATGCCCATCTTCGATATCCAGATGTCATGTGGGCTGCTCCATGGGCTGATCCCAAGGATGATCGGGGCGTCTGAAGCACCGATCGTTTTGCGTCTCACTTCCAGCCATTCAGAACGATTCATTGACCAACTCCTTTTTGGCGTAATTGCCACTGTTTATACCGACAGCCAGTTCTCTGATCTGCTTGAGTCCACGCAACAGGTTTGCCTCAAACTCGCAGTTTGAATTGCATTGAGGGTTTTGATCAAGTTCACGGTCGATTTCGCGTTCTTCAAAAAGGGCGAGAATCTTCCGAGCCTTTTCTGACTCCTCAAGATCCTTGCTGCAAAGGATCTCTCTGATCTGCTTGTTATCCAGCATTCCTTCGTTGGCATAGCGGATCGTCAGAAGTGCGTACTCTTTGATTCTCATAAGCGAAAGCATGTTATGCTCGTTTCGCTTTGACATTTGCCTGATTGGATCTGCGTTCACTTTCGTATCTCCAGAAATGTGTTTGACTGACATTAGGACACTGGTCTATACCGACAGGTCACTTTGACTTGCCGAGAGCCTTTTCCATGACGGGAATGGCAATATCTTTCCAGAACTTGGCGTCGATTTTGCCCATCCCCAGGTACTCGTCCCGCTTCTCGATGTCGTTGATCGCACCTTCTTTTCTGCCCGACCGCATGTGATATTTCACTGCGTTCCCAAGGCAAAAGACCTGGATGATTTTGTCGATTTCCAGTGGGCCTTTGATCAAAACAAAAGCGATCGTGATATCGTTGATCACGTCGATGACTTGCCGCCCGTCTTTGAGCCTGTAGTACTGGGGCCTTGCCGTGGATTTTCGATCGTCAGGTCGGCTGACACTAACAGATGCGATCGCAGCTTTTGTCCTTGTAGCCATAATGCGTGTCTATCCTCGCTTCGTCCTTTGTTTATGTAATCCGAAATGATGTGGTACGTATCCCGAATCATCAGATCACGCTTGTCTAGTGGAGGCTTCATCCTTACTCCCTATTGCTGACTTCCTCGATGTGCCAGCCTCGCGGCTGTTTCTTGTCCGGCCAAGCGAGGAAAAACACGTATTCCCCGTACTCGGCTGAAAAAGTTTTGAGTTTAATTTTGGCGGCATCCGTGTAAACGTGCCTGTGGCCAGCCGGTTTGACTTCAAAGTGGCAAACCTGACCGTCCTCTGTCCTGACTCCGGTAAAGTCTGGCGTATATCTCAGCTCGCCAAACCTCAGCGTATGACTCTCATACCGGACGTGATCGAAGAATGCGTTGAGCCAGTCGCACTGCGTTTTAAATGCGATCTCAGCCTTGGTCATTTCGCCACGTTTGCGAGGGTTTACTGCTCTGGCTCGCATCGTTATCCCCTTGTGGAAGATCGCCCCCTCCGCCAACAAGACGAAGGGGGCTTAGACCCAACAGCCTGAGAGTTAGGACTGTTCGAAAACATCTCTCAGGCAAGTCGCGTGCAGGAATCGAACCCGCCGAAAGCCCCATTGGTAAGGGCTATTGCCCAGCCGCGACAATTGACTTACTGGAACTCGTAATTGTTTAACACTTGATAGTCTCTTGGTATGTGCTTTCGCTCCTCTTTGTCGTACCAGTCGCAAGCCTCCTTCTTCGTTGACCGCGATGTCGAAATCCTTTTCCCCAGGTAGCTGTACTCGACGCACCACTTGTTTCCGCTTTTGAATACACCGATTGTGCCGTTTCTGGCTTTCCATTTCTGCTTGATTGCCATGCGGGATTGGAGCATCTTGTTATGCCCTAGCCGGTCGCTTTCCATGATGTCATCGTGCGATGGTTTGTTTCCAATAACGTCCGTCACGGCACTCAGAGGGATAGACTCGTCGAGCCTTTGGATTTTCAGCATGATCAGAATTTGCTCAGAGCCAAATGAAGGCCAGCACTCTTCGAGAAAAAGGACGTGTTCTTCTATCGCCTTGTCGTCGCGAGCATTTTTCCATGTGTCGCTCTGGACTTTCTTGGAATATTCTGGCCTTATGATGCGCCTGATTTCTTCATTCAATGCTGGTCTCCTCCTTAGGACTCACTCGAATCGGCTCGTCGGTCAACCAGCTAACATGCGAGATGAGGGAGTTGGCCCTAATCAAAGCGATGTCGATCCTGTCCAGCTCGTCTTGCATCAGGTTGTAGACCGTTAAAGCGGCGGCCTTGGCCTCGCCATGCTCCAACGATGCGATGAAATCAAGCGATGTCATTGCTGTTCCGCCTCGTTAGCCTGAATCTTGTGGATCATGGCAAGTAGTAGAGTCGTGGGGATAGTGATCTTTTCACGATTGTGTTGTATCTGATATGTTGCAACACGCTTCCAAGCGTCAACAACTTCTGGTGTTAGCAGTTCTTTCTCAAGCGGTGTCATCACTTATACTTCCTCCACTCTTTCCACGAATCCATTGCCTCTGAGTAGCAGCATCGCAGCACTACTAACAACATCAGGCATGTAAACGGCAGAAGGAGTGCCTCAAATATAGATGTCATACCTTCCTCCACTTCGTTTCAATCTCTTGATCCGTCACCGTGTAATAGATCATCAGATCCCACTCCATTTGCCTAATTTGCGAGAGTATCTCAAGGCGTAAAGATCCTCATAAGACTCGTAAACGCATATTGATGTCATCTCTGGGTCAATATGTTCAGCAAAATCTAGAAGATCGTTCAGATCTGCCGTCATGACTCCTTTCACTGACTGTAGATAGATCTGGAAATTACCTCCATGTAAAACACGGTAGCCAAGAAATTTGCCGCAACTTAATTCAGGTACGTTCATCACACTTTCCTCCAATTCGTTTCAATTCCATTTTCCGTCACTGTGTAATCGCCAAAAATATTCGGTGATTCAGCTTGCAACACGTCCAGAACTGCAATTGCCAGCCGTTGAATCTCAGCGTCCGCATGGATTGAGCCACGTAATTCAAGGAAGTGTCGCCATGCTCTGGCGTTACCTGTCACAAAGATCTTTGTTTCAGTGCAGTTCGGGAGGACAGCACGAGCGGCCTCGCGGCATTTCTTGCGTCGAAGTGTCGGGCCTTCGATGTCGGCAAAGTCGTTGTATTCCAGCGTTTCGCACAACGCCTCGTAATGTCCCTGCGCTCGGCCAATGGCCTGCGACCAGATCGCTTCTGGCGTGCTTCCTGGCTTGATGCCTGGTGGTCGCACAAACGCACAGTCCGACTCGTCCACATATCGCTGACTGAGCTGCGAGTAGCTCATGCCAGCACGATGCCTCACCAGCTCGTGCGTGAGTGACCGTGAGACGCCTGTAAATATCATCGAGTAAACAGCATGTTCGAGAACTGAGCCGTGGCCCACTTCCAGGATATGGTCGATATAAGCCTTGTTCCCACCTGGTCGAGGCTTGGCAAAGCTCATGTAGCACAATCGGCCAGCGATCTCCACGAGATGCTCGCTAGCATTGTCGGTGTCGCTGTTCCAGTGTTCGACTCCGTGGGCTTCTAAGAACTCGGCACAATCAAGGCTGTTGAGTTCCTGTTTGCCGACCAGGTAGACGGATGGAGCGTTGATGATTTTCATGCCAGCACCTTTCTTGTTTTGTTGATGGCATCGTCGCGAGTGACGCTCATCTCCCGTGGAGCATCGATGCCGATACGGACGCATGTGCCTTGGCCTGTGACATCCGTTACGACGATTTCGATGTCGCCATGAACACCTTCGGGGATATGGATCTTAAACCGCTCGTTAATCTTCCGTGCAATGACCAGCATTTGACTTCCTTTCAGATACTCATGAGGAACATTTCTTCGTCTTCCACAGGTACAGCCCATGGTTGACTTACCGCTACTTCCACGACTTGCTTACGCCTAAACATCTCCACCTGAGACTCGATGACGACTGCCGCCATCGCTTCCTTGGCCCTCTTGGCCTTGAGTGCTTCCCTGTCGGCCTTGTCCATGTCCTCTGGTCGTGCCGACTTAAACAGTTCGCCCAGCGAGTCACGGTAGCTCTTCGCCTTGGCGTTGTACTCCGCCAGATCGCCAAACATGTCGAGTCCGCGAGCCTCGCACCACATCAGCAAATGCTGCTCTCGCTGCCGTTGCTTCTGTAGCACATACCGAAGCATCTCACTGTTTGCGACCTGGATTCCCGCATACTTCAGAGCGTTGTTGCAAACACAGGCGAAAGAACGATTTGAGGTCTGTTCCTTGTACTCAACCGGCACGCTGACGCAGCCAATTCCATCGCAATACTGGCACTCTTCAGATTCGTATCCCTTTTGGTTTGCAATTTCGTGTTGCGCTACAGCCTTAGGCCGATTCCTGACGAAATCTGCAAAATGCTCAAAGATCCGAGCCGCTCCGCCGACCAGACGTTTCGTGGCAAATTCATAGGCGACATTCTCTGCGAAATGCTCGTCAGCGTTCAGTCCGGCCTGCACCATGAACCTCTTCCAGTGATCCCACTGAGCCTCAAATGTCTTAGAGATCTCTTCGTCAAGCACTGGGTCGTAGCCCTTGTTGATAAAGATCTGCTCGACGTATCCCCGCACAAAACTGTTAACGACGATGTTACTCATCAGGTAAGCCGATCTAAGCGAGCGCGTCTCGCTGCAATTTCTTTATCCCTTTGATCCTTAGCGGCTTGATCTGGGTCAACCCAGTCGCCGTTACCCCAAGAGTTGTTGATACTCCCGATCAGGTAGGCGATGGTCGTCCCTTTGATCTTTCGCTCCTTGCTGGCCTTGATCGTGGCCTTGAGGTAGAACTCAAGGAACCCAGTCTTGTTGGCCATCTCCTGACTTACCGAAGCGGCGAATTGACGATCCTGGCCAGTCGCGCCCAGTAACTGGGTGGCCAAGTTTCTTTGAGCCTCGGTCAGCACGGCTCCCTTTCGAGGGGTCAGGTTCTCGGGCTTATATGTGGTTGGATCAGGTAACCGATTCCGCAACAACGACAACTCTTCCTGTTGTTGTTCAGTCTGAGATACGGTCTGGGATACGGTATAAGGGAGCATTCCGCTTTTTGCGGAGTCGCTATCCGCTTTTTGCGGAGTCTCTGTCCGCTTTTTGCGGAATGGCTCTCCGCTTTTTGCGGAATCCGAATCCGCATCTTGCGGCAACGAAACAAAGCGCATCTCGAGGCCAGAAGCCGTTCTTTTGACTTCGATCACTTCAAGCTCGACCAACAGCTTTAATGCTCGAGTTACAGAGTCAGCGGAAATCCCCCAGTCTTCAGCAATCCATGCTGCTCGCAAGTTAATAAATCTTGTTATCCTGCGTTGGAATGTCCGAGTGAAAATAGAACCTGCGACGAGCTTTGCGGTCGGAGGAATATCTTCTCTTTTAGCAATATCATCTGGTATTGCAGTAAAAAACGGGCGAGTTCTGTTGACGTGTTCGCTGTTATCGTCTATCATGACAACGTCCTCTCTATTAGGACAAAGTGGTTAGGAGGCAGCACTCCGAGATCACAAAATCCGCCTCAGTGACCTTGCTCGTCACGGGGCATTTTTTATGAACTTGTTTAGACACATCGTACTTTTTCTTGAGATGCCGGTCAATACTGGTACTCATTGAGTCTTGCCCCTGCGATACATCTTCTGCGAGAACCGAAGGGCTTCTTTCTTTCGAGCCGGAAGGTTATGAGCAAACGAGGCTGTCGCATGCCTGGGCGACAACCCCTCGTATCGTTTTAATAGTTGCTCAACCGACTGAGGCTTAATATCATTACGCTTGCAGACAACAGGTTTTCCGCCAATTACGGGGGTGCAGGTATAGTATGATGAGGTATGACCCGTAACGACGTAGAGAGGCCTCTTGCCTGCAAGCGTAACAATGCTTCCAATCATGCTTCCACAAGCTCCGCTTCGGGGAACTTGTCTTTGATCATGGCGAGGTCGCGAATGGTCGCGATGACCTCGTCCTTCTCTGAGTCATCCATCGAATCGTAGAGCTTGGCCATAGCCTCGCCCTGCATCTTCCAGTTCTGATCCTCGAGGCCGTCAAGCTCGCGATAGAACTTGGACATCGTGTTGAAGATCGTTGAGGTGAACGCTGGGATCGGCTGCGGATACTCGTTGAGAGCAGATTTGATGACCTGACCAAACTTGGGCCGACTTGGGACAGGAGCAGGCAACTGCTCGGCCTGAGGGGCAGGGTGGTCAACCTTACGAGCATTCGGGATGGAATCGACCTCAGTCTCGTCCAGCATGCCCAAGCCACAGATCGACAAGGTCAGGCGGCGTTTTGCCTTGGTCTCGCACTTGAGGTAGGCATTACAGAGAGCCTCGCCCTTAAGGTTGCCCAGGCACACGGCTCCGCTGGCCACGTCCGAACGGCCTGTCTTATCGACGCCCTTGACCGTGATCATCAGCACGTCGCCGATGGTTTGCTGAGTCATCTCTGTAACTGAGACACCGTTGTTTTTACGGAGTTGCTCGGCACAGTTTCGGGTTGCGTAAAGCGTCAGCTTGCCGTTCAGGTTGATGTATTCAAACGGCTTTGTCAGAGGATTGAGGTTTAGCGAGTCGCACACACTCATATAATAAGAGGTGCGTTCTTGTGGAGAGAGCTTGGATAGATCTCCGCCGATGATGACCTTTTCGATATCCGCAGCACTTGTCTTAACTAGATCAGTAGACATCTTGAATCTCCTCGCCGGTATTGGCAAGTATCTTACCGGCGTCACTCACTCGCTTGAGATCGACGACAATTGTGTCTTTTGGAACCTGGATGAGGCGTCGGTTCGTCCAGTCGAGCTGAAAAAACGACTCTTCGTCGCCACTTTGAATGGTCGCCGATAAAGGCCTTAAAGAAGTTGAAATCAAAATTCCAAAGATTTCTTTCTCGACCTCTGACCACTTGCTTTGAATGCTTCGCGATTCGTTCGCGCAGTCGGCTGCTCTGGTGAGCAGATCTGACACGGTTTCGACGATCCCCATACACGCCCCCTGTGTAAAAGAAAAGGCCGGAAACCTCGTAGATTCCGGCCTTTAGCCCACCCATCCCTACTTACGCTGCCGACTCTTCCTTCGCGAAGAGATCGCCAACAATCTGGTCTTTAACTTCATCCGGTTGCGTTAAGAACCATGCAGTCACCCTGCTGACAATCTTTGCAGGATTGACATCCCGCAGATTGCCGATTGGGTTGCGATTGAGATGTCGCATTTGTTCGTTACGGAAAGACACTGGCTCGACGCCTTGCAGCTTGATGGTTACCACCATAGAATCCTCTGGGTACAATAGTTTTATCCTGCACATGTGTCATAATACTAACTTTATCAATTTAGTCAATAATAAATCCATGATATTCTAAAAATCTTGGTATATACCAAATACTTTAAGGCGGAACATCTTTACAAACTATTCGTGTTTAGTGTATAGTTTGAATGCAGCACTCGTTTTTGTGACTTGTGCATTAAAGGAGAATAGCGATGAGCGTAGCGAATGAAAAGTTAAAGCCGAGCCAGCATACGCGCTTGCACGCGAACTCGGTTGAGCCGGTTGTTCAGGCAGTCCGGAAGATAGCGGCCAGACAAGTCATCAAAAATGGCGAGTCGGGCAGGCTCCAAGATCTGATCAACTATGTCATGCTAGCCCTTACGCAGGAAAAGCACAAGGTGCTGGTTGACCAGTTGTACGCTGAAGGCAAAGAGGCGTTCAACTACGTGATAGAAAACGACCACCTGAAGCCAGGATTCGCCGCCGAGATCCTGGTATAAATCCGTACGCAGAAACCACCAAACCCTACGAACCCCGCGACTCACGTCTTTCTAATCCGTCGGTCACAGGTTCGAATCCTGTCGGGCGTACTATCTTTGTTTACGCGACAGAAAAGTTTAATGTCCATTTGATAAAGGATTTGCATGGTGTATAAGTATTGCTTTACCCTCTTACTCCGAACGAATATTCAACAAAGACTTAGGAATAAGTCCGTAAATGTACGGATATATCATAGATACCTCAGACATGGGACGTAAGAAGTCCCTTGTCCCAAACCACTGTCAACACAAGGCTTCGGGCCGTTCCTACATCTATTGGAACGGTACGGAGATATATACGGGCTTATCCGGATCAATCGAGGCGGCGGAGTCATATGCCAAGATGTTGTCGAACATCATGGCTTATGGCGAGCCATGCCCTAAAGTCAAAGTCCAGGTCAAACTCAGTGTCGCTACAATTGCCTCAAAATACCTACAGCATGTAAAGCGCACAAAACCTCCAGACTCCGACGAGGACAAAGCTGTCGCCCGAGTCGTCAAAGATCTTGAGGTTTTTGACTACCCAGCTGAAAAATTCTCGCCTGGCCGTCTTACCGAACTGATTCAGATGTGGGTGGACAAAAGACTGGCTTTGACAACGGTGAATAAAAAGCACAACTACGTCCTGAACATTTTCCGCTGGGCGGCTCAGATGGACTTGGTCTCGCCTACTGTATGGTCGGCTCTGCTGACCGTACCAAAGATCAAACCTGGACGATCGTCTGCCAAACAGCCGAAGAAGATCAAGCCGGTTCCGAGCGATGTTGTTGAATCGATCCTGTCTCACTGCCAGCCACGAATCGCCGCTGTCCTCAAGATGCAGCTCTACACAGGCATGCGGTGCGGTGAGGTTCTCAGGATGACCATGGCGGAGATCCATGGCAACGTCTATGCCCCTTACAAGCACAAGAACCGCTGGAGGAATAAGGATCGAACTGTCCATCTTGGGCCAAAAGCCATGGCTCTGATCAACGAGTGGAAGACGAACGACCCACACGCACCGCTCTTCACCTCGATGACCTCAGACTACTATGGCCGCTGGATAGAGATCGCCTGCAAGAGAGCCAAGGTTCCTCATTTTACATCCCACCAGATTCGCCACTATCACGCCACAATGGTGCGAGAGAAGTTTGGCCTCGATGCGGCTCAGGCTGCTCTAGGACACTCATCTGCCAAGACTACGGAGATTTACGCAGAGATTTCCACGACGCTGGCCAAGAAGGTCTCGGAGGATGTGGGATGAACCATCTAACGCTTGTTAGCCTGCGCAATATTCTTCAAGGGGGGGGGGGGGGTAAAATAGGTAAGGTTTGAAAATAGTGTTATAGCCAATTTTTTACTTAGTATCTTTTGCTCTACACCGTGCAAGCTCATCTTTTAGACAGGCAATCTCTAAGGTCATCTCGGCATAGCGAGACCGGCTTTCGTTGACCATCTCGGATATCGCCTTTACTGAAGCCAGGTAGGACTTTTTGACTTCCCTGTAGGATTTCTTCAGCTCGGTCAGTTCCGAGGTGAGCTTTTTGCACTGCACACACTGAATAGGCATTCACTTACTCCTGTTAAGTCACATCAGGGAATCGAACCCTGAGACGAGAATCCCGTAACGTCGGCCATCTGTGACAAGAACAACCCGCTCAAAGGATCGGTTTCTCTGAGCGGGTGTTTGTGCATCCTGCTTGGATTGCCGCATGCTGATCGGGTCGCTATAGAGCGATACTGAAGGGCAATCCAGTGGTTGCTGTACGCTCACCTTTCGGCGATCGCGGAAAGTGTTGAAACGCCACGCACAGCCCTGCCCCGCTATTCGGCAGGCCACTTCCTGTATTGACCAGAATACAAAGAGTTTTGGATTGGATCAATGGGGTAGCAAGGGAATCCCAGAAGAATTATGGATAAACAAGTGGCCCGTTTGCGTTCGTTGTGTTGCTGGTGGCCAGCGAAAGGTTACCCCACCCGATCGATATGACACTGTTTGACGAAGTTAGCAGATTGCTAGGAGACGCTGTGAGGCAGGCCGGAAAAGTGTAGTGTCCAGCTGTGCCTTTCAAGGGGCCATAGTTGTAAACCCATGGATTGTTTGCATTTATCGTGTTATTGGAGGCGACCACTCTTGTTAACGTGATAGTGTTTGTCTGGTTGTTGTACGTGCCGTTTGCAAGATACTTTTTGAATACGACCCTTTTGTAAGTCTCGTATTTAAAGGATTCGTACCTTTCGTCAAATTCATTATAATATGTTGGATAGGATGGATTTGCGGGATCGACCTCGTCGTAATAGTAGTTCTCGGATGTCCCGCTTGGGTAATAGCCATCCCCATTGTATCTCCACCCTACGTTTGGAACAAAACAGTTTTTGCTGATCGACTCCATGACTCCAGCGTAAGAGGCTTCTCCGTTAAGATCTGGAGTGCCAGCCGGAAATCCTCCTACGACAAAAAACTCTGTGACGCTTACGACGTGAGCAGAAACCAAGGATGCCACCGTAGAGTTCATATCTACTGCGTACCCGCTTCCTCTTCTATCTAACGCCAGAGTTGTCCACTCTATTCCCAGCCCAGGAGACTTCCAGTAAGACCTTCCAGGGACATTTCTCGGGTAAGTGTCTTTTGATGTCAAAACCGCAATTGCAGCGTTTAGCGAAATCGTGTCTTTTGTGAGGTTTGCACTCATGCACGAATTAATTGACGGAGTGTCCATGAAATACCCGTACACCCATACGTTTTGATTCCACCTCTGAATCCCCAAGGCCGATTGTTGATTAGAAAAAAAAACCCACTGCGACGTGTCTGCGTTCCATTTTGCCGGATATCGTATGCCCCCAGAAGCAGGTACATCGTCGTTATTGAGGCCGGTCGCTGGGTAATAGTCAAGGGTTCCAGAGTCACCGTTATCCAGCCACTCGTAACCATTTGCTGTCGCTACTTTGATCTGCCTACGCCACGAATAGAAGATCTGGCCGTTTGCCGTACCCTTTTCGGTCATCCGAATCCAGATCGTTTCGTTCGTAGTTGTCGGATCTTCTTGAGGGTTGTTCCTGACCGGCAGATCGTAATTGGACTGGCCCTGAGCGGCCAGCTGATTGATCGACTGATTGACAGAATAGTCCTTCAGACTGCGAAGCTGTTGCTCGACTTCACTTTGCCAGCTCTCGTTCGGCCCCATCTGTCACCTCAAATGATGTTTGGATCTCTTGCGAGATGGTCTTCAAAGCTGTGGAAGTCCCGCATTGGCATCCCAGACCTTGGCTTTGCCGTAGAAAATCCGATGATCGTGTAAGGCTTTCGGCCCGTCTGGTATCGCACGTCCGCTGATGTCATCACCAGGGAACACTCCTCAACACCGCTTCCGGTGGATGAGTTGCAACCTTCGGTGACAGTGACGTTGAACCCCTGGAGCGTGCCATTTGCATAAATACCCTTGTAGTCCCACTCAGAAGAGGGGTCTGGAGTGCCGACCACCCATGCAAATCCACCATCGATCTGGGGCTGCTGAACGCTGTCCCACAGCTCTTTTGCGTACTGATCCGCATAGGACTGGTCGCGGTTGTCGTACCAGTCGGGAATGTGGATGATCAGATCTCTGCTCATGCCGTAAATGGTTTTAACCTTGGCCTCGGACTCTCCAGAGGCAATTGTCCCATTGGCATCATAGTGAGGGTATACCGCTTCTTGAGTGCCTTCGTACACTGGCAGCAGGGCCTTGATATTGTACGGCACGATCTGAAACGGCTGGTCTGTTGTGCCGTTTGCGGCTCCGGTGTCCCATGGAGGAGTCTTCGAGGTATAGTTTCCGGTTGTCCCGTTGTTGTTGGCGTCAACGACCGAAGGGCGATTCAGGACGATAATATTGTTGGTTGGATCAATTCGAAACGATGTCCAGAACGAATTGTACGACCAGACCGACCCAGACCTTTGCCGGAACTCCACAAGACACTCGGGATACCATGCCTTGCGGGTTCGGCTTGCATCGTAGGCGATCGAGTTTACGCCAATTTGCGAGAAGCACAGTCCATCGGCTCCGGACGGGAAAACCGTTCCCAAGATTCGCCCCATGCCCTTTTGGGTGGTCATCAGTGAAGACGTTGAGGCAATGCCGTCCAGCTGAACCTTGTACCTTCGCCAGGTTACCGATCCTTTTCGAGTGTAACCGTAAAGCTCATATCGATGCGAATAAGTGTTTAAAGCTGTATCAGCAGGGGGGCGATCCACGTTTGGAGCTGTAGTAATATTACAGGTTGTCGCAGGGTCAAGAAGCTGCTCGTTTGACGAGACAAGGAACTCTCCAGAATCCACGCGAACATCGATACTGGCTCCGCCGACATGATTTGTCAGCTTGCGACGCACAACGATACGGCATTCTCTTCTCGATGCCGTTCCACCGTCAACCATCGTCAGCTCGTCAGCAATCCACTCTTTCAGGTTTGGGACGCTTCTACCTGTGATGTTTCCTGTGTCAGGGACGAGCCGGATTTGATTTGACGGCAGGGTTGTATTGCCAAGCGAAAAATACACGTCTCCCGTTGATAATAAGGTGCGGCCCCATGTGTAGTCTGAGTGCTTGAACTGCTCTTTTGCGGTTGTGTTTGTCAGGCCCGTGGAGTCAAAATACTCGACAAGAGAGCCGTTGAACCTCAGCAGATCCGGAGAGTCGTCAAGATTGTAGGTCGAACTGCTGCGAGGGATAGACCACTGGCAGTAATATGGAACGACCTTGGGGCCACCGCGAACCATAACTCGGCTGTAAGAGCCAAGTGTGGATTTGCTGTACGAGAACCCGTCGATCGCTTTGTCTTGAAGATCGATCGAAGTTGCAGCAAAAACCCGCATGTCGTAAAACCGGATCAATCCAGTTGGAAGCACAACCATGCCAAAGTTAGGGCAGTATGCATCGAGCGTTTGCTGGATGGATGCAACAGCGTTATCTCCGGAGATCCGGAACTCAAACGGAGGAACCAGCGTGATCTTGTCAAGGTCGCTGCTTGTCGTTGCATCAATCTCGGCTGTGACTGCGTACTGTGCGACACCGTCAATATTTAGCGAGTAGGTTCCCGCTACGCTATTATAGATTGTGCTTGGAACGACCGTTCCGCTGCTGTTCTTAAAGGTGTATGCCCCAATTCCGTTTTTAAATAAGTTGAACGCAACTGCGAACGAACCGAGAACCATTTTTATGGCTCCGCCCAGCGATTTTCCGCCTGTCGTAGGCTGGTATTCGCTGAGTAGCGCGTTCATGTTGAACCGAATTGAATCACTATTGTCAATTGGACTTGTCACAGGGACACGCTCTGCACGCGATACCAGTCCTCTGGCCGCACAAGAGAATGCGTGCCATGGGTTTTCTGGAGTCTCTGTGGGGCGTATCTCGTGGACATCGCCACAGAATATCAACGGACAGTCCGTTACTCCGTTTGGGCTGAATGCAGACGCCGTTACCCGAAAGTCGTGATAAACTCGAACCTCAGCACCCTGCAACGACCAAACATTATCAGGGTTCACCGACAATGGGGCTGAAACGGGGCTTTTCTGTGGCCCTTTCCCGATAACCGCAAATTCTAGGAACGGAGTGCCTTGCAGTTGCCATGTGCGAACAGAACTGATCTGGATGCCCATTGAGGACGGGTCAAGGTTGGCCGGATCAATCGTGGATGGCAATGGGGCCGACCGAATTCTGAAATAGATGTAAGTCTTTGGTGCATTGTTTGGCATTAACGGTTCCCTCTCATGCCAAATCGCGATCGCATCAAAGCCTGTCTACGGAGCATTGCCTGGTGCATCTGGATCTGCATCCTGTTCTGCTGGAACTGGCCGAATGCCATCTGCTGTTCGTCGCCCAGCATGCCCATGAAGTTCTGCATCTGGCTCATGCCGTTACTGGCTCCGGAAGCGGCGTCCATTCGGCCTCGGAACTGGCCGTTGCCTTCCATGTAGAGCTGATTGGCAAGCTCGCGAGCCTTGTTGGCCGGAACGCCGGAGTTCACCAGATCGCTATAGATCTGGCCCTTCAGGTTGTTCGTCTGCGAGGCTCTTGCGTTGCCGCGACTGCCGTTGGCCTGAATCCCGCCCAGACTGGCCGCGATATTGGCAACGTATCGATCTTTGTTCATATCAAAGCTGGCTTGCCAGTTCTGAGGGGCGCGTTTCTGCATCTCGCCCATCTCCTGACCCATCCCGTTAGCAAACTGTGCGGCATCTTCTTTGGATGCGCCGTTGTTCTGCATGATACCTTGAATCATGCTTTGGCCAGCTTTGATGTCGGTATATGGATTAGACGCCGAGGCCCGCAGAGACTCGATTCGCTTGGCGTCAAACGCACTCATATTGCCACCCATATTGACCACAGACTGGGCCATGGTCATATCGCGGCCCGAGAGCTTGTTGTCTTTGATGTCCTGCTGCAAGGCACTAATTGCTTTCGGGTCGCCTGAGAGAGCCTTGGAGATCTGGGAGGCCGAAGACTCGCTGACAGCTTTGCTCTGGGCCAGATTCGCGGTCATCCGGTCTCCACCCAAGCCTGTCCGGCCAAGGATCTCTCCGGAGGACATTGCCTCTACAGATGGAAGCGAGCGGACACGGGCGATTTCTGCTGGCGATGTGTCTCTGGCTTGAGCAGATTGCACATCGACCATCGCTTTGATGGCTTCCTCTTTGTACTTTTTACCTTCGTTGGACTTCTCGCCGTACTTGTCCACGTAGTACATCGCATCGGTGACCTTTTTCTGGGCCGCTTGCGTGTCCGAGAGGTCGGGCAATCCAAGGTAATTTGGGATGACGCCCATGATCTTGTCTTCGCGTTTACCAAGATCGATGCCAGCACTCTTGGCAAGACCTTCGCGATTGTCGTAAGCCACCATCGCACCAGTGGCAAGCAGAGCCGTGTAGCCAGAGACTCGCTCGGCTGTTTCTGGGTTTACGCCAGCGGCTGCGGCAAGCCCCTGAGCGGCAAACGGCAAGTTGTTAAGCGCGCCTCTGGCTCCACTGTAATAAATATCCTCAAGACCATAGCCGACGGACTGAATACCCATGGTGATCTGCCAGCGACGCAAACGGGCAGCAGCTCGCTGTTCATGCGTCATGTTTTTGCTGTCTGGGTTGTCCGGATCGACCGCAGCGGTACTCATCCCAAAAAGAGTGTCGCCCAATGTAGATGACGCAGCAGCACTGCTCATTCCTGCGGCAAATGCTGCATTTCCTGTAGCACTTGAGCCGTAGTTTCTGCCACTGCTTTGACGGGCTGAACTGGCAGGGGCTGCTGGCTCGGCGTTTGATTCTGGGCCATAGTACGAGCTGCCCGAAGAGCCAGGAATTGTACCTCCTGTACTTTGACGGGCTGAACTGGCAGGGGCTGCTGGCTCGG